TCTACTGCATAACCTAGAGCATACATGCCTGATAACAGGTTCTTGAACTCTGGTTTTTTATATATAACTATGTTATCTTGATGGGTAGTACTATATCCAGTGAAGTAATGTTTCCCATCACACGCACCTGTAGTCAACTCTGACTGCATTACAAATGCATTGTCGTCGGGTCGGCGAGTCTCGACTGTCTCACCATCTATTCCCATCTTAATCATTTCCCATGCATCAATGGGTAGTTCGTTCCATTCTCCCATTACTACTTTGTTAGTCTTATAGTATTCATCTTCAATGATTCTATGTTGTGGATATACGTCACCACAAAACACTAAGTCAGGTGTATGAGTAGTGTAGATCATATTAAACCCCCACCATTCACCTAGTGTATCTAAATCCAGATCTTTTCTTGACGGTCCATTACCTACTAAGTAGAGCATAATTGTATTAGTTGTTGTTTGAATCTTGGGAAGTCATAGTTAAGAAACGATTTGTACTTGTGTATCTTTGCTATCACTTCTGGGTATACAATAGTTTCAGTTATCAGATCATTCCATTTCTTACTGTAACCAGTAATGTCATCTAGTATACACATTGTTTCGATAGAAACGTTTTTTGCCATATACTGTTTCAGTAAATACGGGTGTTGTCCATTCTTGACTGTTAATACCTCTTGTATACCTTTTTTGTCGAGGAGTCTTGATACATCTAGTTCAAATAGATAGGACAATTTCTGATTTCTTTTCTTCCATTCTGTAAATCTCTTATGAGATTCGTTCTCTAGCATTTCACCTGCCCACATATCTTTAAATGATAGATTCGCAATGTAGAAATGTTTCAGTTCTTCTTTATACTTACGTGAAAGTTTTGCGAAGTGAAACTTATCATTACGTTTTAGAAAGGATGGCAAATCTGCTTTTACTTTGCCATTGTATTTGACAAAGTTATACCCTGCAGAATTAAAGTGTAGTTTAATTCCAAGGTATAACAGATATGCATCGTACCCTTCTCTGCTTGTCATTACTTATTGACAATAACTTTTTTAGGTTTTGGTGCTACGATATTTGATGTTGCAGTAGTCCAACCTTCTGCCACTTTATCGTTAGTTGGTGTTACGAATGTAAACGTATCAAAAGTCATTGAGACAGGATTTTCTTCACCTGTCATAGCAACACCTTTTGCAAAACCCATACTTGAATTCTCTGGGTTAGTTACAATCATTCTAGGGTCTGTAAGTGTAAGTGGTTCTACTGAACTTACTTTACCAACAAACTCGCCGTTTAACGTTACGACTGAAACGATATCACCTTTTTCCATAATTACTCCTTATCAAAAAACGTTTGTAGAGAACCTCTACTACTTTTAACCCTGTTGATAAGTTTGAGACTTTCTGCTTCTGCTTCAAGTTTCTCTTTCAATGGATTAGAGAGCAAACGTTTAGCACCCTCTGGTTCAATATTATTATCTTCACATATCTTGAGTATTGCACCCATGACATCTGTCCGTTTGTCTACTATGAGACGTTCAACTTTTTCGGTAAATTCTTTTTTACTAATCATTATACTAGTGGTGCTCCTTGTTGTTCATCGAATGGTAAGTTCTCTCTCCAATCTCTGACAACACTGTAGTACCCATAATACGTAGGACTACTATCATGAACTCCAAGACCACCTTCTGCATAATCTGTTTCTAAGAATTCTATAAGGTGTTCTGCTTCTTCTATTAGGCCAAGTGTAAGATCATCTTCACTTTCAATTTCGAGATAATCTAATAAAGAGTTGTATGCATTATCATATGCTTGTTGATGAACCCAATCATCTGCTTTATAGATCATCTTACTCCAATTCCAATCTTGCTTTAGATTGAATTCTTTTTTATCTGACATTATTATTATACTCCGTATAGATTCTCATATTGCTTACGTAATTGTACCAACTCTTCGATATGATCTTGAGGGTTTGATGTAAACAACTGAAAACCTGATTGCCCTTCAACTGCAACAATGGCAGTCACTTCTTCAATTTCATGACCTGTTAATTCTTCAACCATAAGTGCGTATGCAGTCATTTGAACATACCACCCTTTTGCCATACTCTCAGTCTTCATTTTACTTGAAGTCTTAAAGTCAATGATTGATAAGACATTCTCAAATAGACCTACACAGTCTACTCGTCCTGCCATTTTAAGTTCTGTTGAATAAAGAGGTGCTTCTAAGGCAATAGGTATGATTTCATCTAGTACTGGTTGTACACCTTTAAACATACTCTCTTGTAAGATATCATCAAACTCTATGTACTCTTTTTCTTTTCTAAGATAGTCTTCAACGAGAGAATGAAACTTTGTGCCTCTTCGTGTTGCTCGTGCTGATACTCTGTTTGCTTCTTCATCACCGACACGTTCTCTCCATAATCTGATCTGTTCTTTGTTTCTAAGACCTGTAACTGTGGTCACTGATGGGTACTTAATAGTACCTGTAGGATCAACATAGAAACGTTTACCGTCTTCTTGTACAGTGTTTAATTGAATATCTTCAAGTTCGTGTAGTTCTACTTTGTTGAGTTTTAATTTAGACATAGTATATTTTACTTCTTTCTTGACTGGAGGTCAACATGTTTTTGAATAGTATCTCTAGTCTTTACTTCTTTTGCAGACTTTCTATGATACCTTTCACCAAGTGGTGTGTCGATATTGTTTGATGCGATCTTAGACATTACTTCTTGGAATCCACTATCGGGTTTAACTCTGTCCCCAATACCACCTACTGTAGTTGGGGCAGAAAGTACTTGTTGTTTAAGATGTGGGTTATCTTCTTTGAACTGATCTAACTTAGTATAAGACATAATGTGTTCTTCTACTACACCAGTCTCAGTGTTTAAGAAATCATATGCTGGCATTATATAGGGTTTCCTTGTATTTGTTTCTCTACAAGTTCTCTCACTTTCTTTTCTGAATACCAGAGACCACTGTACATTTGTTCGTGATCTGGCCAAGTGACGATATAACGTTTATAACCGAATGGTCTTTCTGAGAAGATTCTTACATCTCCGTATGATTCAACTAATACTCTCATAACATAAATTCTGGTACAGGTCTACCTGTCCATTTTGCGAAATCTTTCTTGTAGACTTTGTAGTATTTATGATACGCCTCAAGAGTTGATTCTGTCTTAACATCGTCAGGCATACACTGAGGTGGTTCTGACCATCTACCAAGTTTGATATTGTCTGGCAAATTGTTTAGAACGTTTCTAAGTTTAGTGTCTGTTAGATGTTTCTTTTCATACCTGTAAGTGTACTCGTCGCATAGATTAACAAACATATCATATGCGAACTGATATTGAATAGCATTCTCACGTACCCATCGTGTAGACGGGTGATTAATATGACTTGCTTTGTAAAGAATGTCTTCACGATCTGGATCGAGACGCCACCTTTGAATTCTACGTCCACTAGATGCATCTGTGTACTGATCACCATCGAGTATACGATGGGCAGTAGATAACATCTGAGCATACTCGATGATCATCTTAACTACATGTTTGTCGCAATGTAGTTTTGCTGATACTTCGGGTTGTCTGTGTAAATAGAATAAATTCATACGTTGCTTTCAATGTTGTCTACAGTACATTGTACACTATCAACTGTACTTTGTAAAGATGATAATTCAGATTCAAGTGTACTTATCGCACTATCCATCTGATCAATCATTGATGACGTTGCATTTAGATTATCATTAATCTCGTTCAATTTATCCATTAAATTTTCAAATAGTTTTTCCATTATTACCTCACTTATAAAAAATATGATCCGTTATTATAACTGTTTCATTTAAACTCTTATTCCAATACGGATCAACATATAAAGAATGATAGTGTGTTGCACCTTCTGTAATGTCGGGATACTTGCCCATGATTACATCTTGTGCGATTAGATACGATTCAAAGAATGTATCAGTGTCTAGTGGTTGGTCTGACTTACCATCGCAATACCATGAGAACTGACATTGATGTCTGATTGGTACCATATTACCTTTCCAATTTTCTCTCATCTTTGCTTGGTAAATTACACCACATATATCTTTAGGATATGATGCATGTTCCATACGATTCAATACTACATGTGCAACTGCAACTTTACCAGCAAGTGGTTGATTACCTGCTTCAAAGTAAATGTTCTTTGCCATGCAAACGACATCACCATTCTCATCGAATGCTTGAACTTTTTGGGGTATCATCATAATGAACATTAGAAAAGCACCGAACCCCATGCCGTATAAGAATGCTTTGAATGTATCTCTCTCTGTATGTTTGTGTTCCATACTAACAACCACTCGTCATATGAACGTAAGCATCGTCACATTCATCGATTAGTTCTCCACATAAACAAAACTTTTCTTCTTCAGGACTTGGTGCACCGACCATGTCTCTGATCTCTGCTTCTGTTAGAGTTTGCTCACCGTTTACAGTAGAACACTCTGCTAACAGACTAATTTGTTTTTCATTTATTGCCATTTGATTCTCCTTTTATTATGATTCTAGTATACAAAAACTTGACACCCATTGTCAACTGACACTAAAATACTCTTTCCAGAATTCATCTGTTTCTTTTTCTCTGATCTCATTTGACACCCTAAGTTGTCTAGGTGTAATGAGCAATGCTTCACAAAAATCTAACAACACATCACCGAAAGGTATACGATTGTTAGAATGCCAACGAACAACATCGCCGGGTGCGACATAGAAATCTTTCTTGTATTTGTTGACTGCATCTTCTGTAGTGGAGAATGTACCTGTTACACCCCACCTTGAGTACTCACGTCCAGCAGACGTGACACGATCTTTGAATTTTTTTGGATAGTCTCTATACTTCATACAAAACTCCCGTTTCTTTTAGTACCAGCAATAGCACCTGAACAGTAACCAGGTCCGTATTGCATTCTCTCTGTCAACTTGTAACCTTCGAGAATGTTACCTCTCGCGGTGTTAAGAGTTGGGGCAGACCACCCCGATGCTTTAAGAACATCACCAACTTTGAACTTATTGTTGCCAACGTTAATGAAACCCCACACTGAGGCGCCACTACCATTTGCATCATCATAGTTGATTACTTTGATATACTTCTTACCGATTTTGAAATCGTAGTAAGAACCCCTTTCTTTGCAATGGTTCCAAACAGAATGTTGGATAGATTGTAAATCATCACAAAGTTTTTGAACTGCATCTGCTAATTCAGTTGCTTTTGTTACATAGTTCATATAGTCTCTCCTATAGTAATTAATAAAAAGACTGCTAGTAGTGGCATAACAAAGTCACTGTCTAGAAGTCCGTGTTTCTTAATAAATCTCATCATGTTTATAGTATATAAAAAAGTGAGACCCATAGTCAAGGGGTTCCATTACTTATTTTCTAAGTAATGTTGTAATGCTTTTCTTTCGATAGGTCGTAAGTCTGCAATGGACTTGATACGTGACCAAGTTGTACCAACTGTAGTGAGTTTATTACCACACACTACTGCGGCATTCCACATTGCATCATCATCAGGAAACAGTTCATTCTTTTCACATAAGGCAATCATAGATCGACCTATCTGTACAAGTTTTTTTACTGCTGGTGAATCGTCATAGTAAGATATTGACATTATATACTCCGTTAATTAATTTAGAGTACATCATATCAAAAAGTGAGGGTCAAAGTCAAAGACTTTTTTGAATATTGTTTAATTTTTCGATTTGTTTCTGAATCATTTCTGATCTATTCGGCCAGTAAATGTAGTCTTTGTCTGAATCTTTCATCAAATTCTCAAGCAGTGGTCGAATGAAGTTATCCATTTGTTCAATAACTTCTTTAGATGTTTGGGTCTTTTCAACTATCTTTGTATCGACCGATGCCAGTTCATCGGCGTCCATCGCCGTAAAACCAAAATCGTTGTATTCTATATCTGACATAATTATATATTTAGTTAGTTTGTATACCTATTTAGTTCGCCACTTGTTAAGTATTCTGTGACACCTTGGACACCCGTTTGATATTTTGCCATGTTATCCCGAAGAGAACCCAAACAGAATCGGTTCGTGATTCGAATATCGTAATGATCTGGAGTTTCAAACTCTAAGTTAGTGTCATGATACTCAGACTCTTTTACAGTATCTAACCATATAACGAAATCACAATTAAGAAACTTTCTCATTTCATTGTATGGACATACAAAGTCAAAGATACCTAAATCATAATGTGAAAAACGATATGCTTGTCTGAGTCTTCCTTCTCTTGTAAAATCCCAATCATTACACTTCTCTCTAAAGACATCTCCGTTGTAATGTGGTATGATAAAGTGGTGTGCTAGTTCTCGTGCTAGTGTTGTCTTGCCTGATCCAGGTAAACCTGTGATTAAGATTGTTTGCATTGAATGACTATATGCCTATGATAATCTTCTGTATCTTTTATATATTGAAATTCAATGTTGTCGCCAACTTTGAACGGGCATAAGTCTTCTGATAATATAAAGAATCTGTTGTCTTCATCTACATCAAAGTCTTCTGTTTTTGGATTACGATTAGTTGTATACCAGTATAATGGAACTCTTTTGAATTCTGCATCATCTTCGTAAACGGTATTGTCTACTATGATCTTATCTTCATGAAAGTATAGTAGAGTATAGTCTAATTGTCTTAGACCAAGGAGTGTAACGTATGTGTTAGGTAAGTCGACTCGAACACAACCCTCGATGTTCGAAAGTTCGTGTTCGTAAGTTCGACTTATTTTTGTTAGGTCTATTGACTTAGCAGTGTCTACTTTAGAAGTAACCGCCGTCTTGCCTATCGACTGAATCGCCATCTTCATCACCCTCTTCTGTTGCACTAACAAACTCTCCTGACTCTTGTAAATCTTTAATGAATGCTTGTGCATCATCTAAGAAAGAAACAATCATTGCAGTCTTAGTATCAGTTGTTGATACGTTACTAAACTCTAGGGTGTCTGCAAGAGATTTGATTTCAGATTTAGTCATTTTCTTCAGTTCTGATTCTGAAGGTATAGTGATCTCTTCAAACTCTTCTTCGACTTCTTCTTCTCTGAGTTTGTTCTTCTCATCTACAGCGGCCTGCAAATCTTCTACACTGTCATATGTCTTGATTTCTTTTTCAAGTGATGACGGTACTTTAGCATTAGAGATTACTGGTTTAGTAAAGTTTGGTTGTGTCTCAGTATCTTCTTCTGCTATTTTTAAATCTGGTGTTTCATCTTCGAACATGTCGAGTTGAGTTTCTTCTGCGTTAGCAACATCTTCAACTTCTTTATAAAACTCTTCTGTGCCTTGTGCATCTTCTGGTACATCTAAAACAGTTTCGTTTTCAATCTCGTCTGCTAGTTTGTTTGCTTCAATCATAGCATCATCGATTGTTCTTTGCTCTTCGACTTCTTCTGCAAAATCTTTAAATGCTTTTTTAGTATCTTCTACTTTCTCAACAAAGTCATCGTCTTGTGAGATAGGTTTAGTTGGTGCATGATCTAAATCAAAGTCATCTTCATCTTTTGGATTCATCGATCTTGCTAGAGCAAATGCCCCGGTCGGTTTCATTTCTACAGGTTTAGTTTCTTGTGGTTGTGAAACAGACACTACATTAGAAATACCTTTTTGTAAATCTTCTAATTGCTTTTGCAGTTCGTTGACTTTTGCTTCAGCATTTTTTCTAGCAACTCTCTCTTCAACAAGTTTTTGTTTTTCTGCTTCTTTATTCTGTGCTTGTTGTTGTAGAAGTTCTACTTGCTCTTCTTCTTGCAGTTCAACAAGTCTACGTTGCTGATTCTCCATATAAGTTGAGTGATCAAGTTGTGCTTTCTTGATTTCGTTTCTGACCAATACCATTGCATCAAGTTCTTCTAACTTAATGAGACCTGCCTTAAGTTGACCCTGTAAAATCAAATCTAATACTGGTAATGCTTGGGGTGAGATAGTTGCTTTATAGTTTCTTACACGTTCTTGCAACTTCTCAATTTCGGTTTGCTCAACTTGATCTTGAGCAAATTGTGATTGGGTTTCAAATTCTGCCATAATATATCCTACTTAAAAAATCCATGGAGTTCGACTCGACCAGAAAGTTTACACATCGGAAAGTGATAACAACTTTCCCTTTTTACAATATGTATAGTCCCTGCGAACATTAATATTTAGTTAAATGTGACGTTAGGGAATGCCTTTTGGACAATCTCTTTCGTTAAATTCTTAAACGGATTAGTCTTATCTTTTACTAATTCCATCAACTCTGCTTCCTTCTCAGGAATGCCTTCAAGCAATTCAATCCACATAGTTTCTCTCTTAACTTGTGGTACTTGTTCTGTAACAAAGTACTTGAACTTCTTTGCTTCGAATCTCAACTGTGTCTCTGTCAAATCAGGACCAGGTGCATCGTTTACTTTGTATGGTGTTTTACCTGCTGGTAATGTTGATTTAATGTTATCATCAAATAACCATTGTAGTACTGCCTGTACTCCAGCATTTCTCTGTCCATAATGAATCAAACCATTGATCGCAAAATCTTCATTCTCTTTTGCAACAAGGTCTGCTTGACAAAGTATTTCGTATACGTCTGCGTTGTTAGTTAGAACTTTCTTCTCTGTTACTAACTCCATTTTAGGTTTGTTAGGTGCACCCTTTGGTCTACCTCTACCTCTTTTTTTCTTTTCCGTCATAATGAAAAATCTCCAATATTATCTAATAGTTGATCTAGTCTATGTGTTCTAAGATAGTCAAACACTTTACCTTTAACAGGTGCAGTCTTATCAAACTCATCTAGTATTGCTTGTTCAATATCAGATGGTATCTCTTCAAAGTCAATCAGTGTTTTATTTCTCACATAATTACGATAGTATTTATCGTCGTTTTCAATAGAGATTCTTAGATACTTTTCTTTAATAGGTTTACGTAGTGGTGTCTGTCGTATACCTTCATCTAAACAGTTATCGTTAGATAGAATGTTTGGTATACCATCAGACTTATCACCTATTAGTATGTGTTCTTTTAAGAACAGTTCTGCATCTTCGCATTCGACCATTCTGTTTAGATTGGGCGAATACTGTTCTACGTTTGGATATTTATGCAGTTGTTGAAAGTCTTTATCGCCAGATACAATTAAAATATTATCTTCAGCATGATAGTGTTTAGTTAGTATTGCAATGATATCATCTGCTTCACACTTCTCAACAAACATATAGTGATACGGAAAGTTCTCTTTGATTTCCATTTTTACTTTATGTAATGTATCAAATATTAATTTCCAATCATTACTGTCATTGTCTCTTGCTTTCTTTCTACCAGATTTATATAGAGGAAAGAAGTCACGTCTCCATGGACCACCTGCATCTGTACATAAAACAATCTGACCATAATCTGGTCCGTATCGTTTCTGATAGTTGCGTAATGAATTTAGAATTAGATATCTAAGAAAGTCTTCTGAGATTTCACCTTCATTACGTTTGAGGTTGACCATTAGACTAGCAATGATCGTTTGTGTAAAGTCAATTAATATCATAATCTATATTATACCACACGAACCCTTCTATTGTCTAGAGGGTTTACTTTTTGTATTGTGCTTCGATTTCTGCAAGACGTTTTTTAGCACGTCTCTTGATTCTGTTAGTCACACGTTTAGCATCTGTATCTGCCTGCCACTTTTTCTCGTTAAGAGCAATGTACTCATCACAAGCGGCCATAATTTTCTCTATGAACTTGATGAACTTATTCTTCTGTGCATCGGTCATAAAGTCATATGCTTCAATGTAATCTGGTTCAGTACTGTTCAGTTCTTCAAGCATGTGAATGTATTCGTCTCGCATGATTTCGACAATCTTACGTTTATACTTTAACTGCTTCAAGTACTTTAACATATTGAAATTAGATTTATAATTATTCTCTAAGAATAAATCAATCTCATATTCTACAATACCTAAAGCAAGATTTGCCTTACGTCTCATCGCCTCTTGAATGCTAAGTCTTTCTGCCATTACATATCCTTATTTTTAGTAAGTTAGTATACTAACAGAAAATGCTACTCATTGTCAAGTTTGTTTTCTGTCTGTATTCTTTTATGTAGTGAAAAGAATGCTTCAGCATCAATCACTACTAATGGTTTACGTCTATTTTTCTTCATGACAACAACTGGTTCATAACCTTTACAGTTGTCACATGCCTGATCATAGGCGTCCCACACATTAAGTTTCTCTTGATTCTTACATTCTATACTATAGGGAAATGATTGTCTAGTTTGTTTTCCCATAATAACATCTTCACCTTGTGAACCCATAGGTCTAGATTCGATATCTTCACTATCGGCATCGAGTGTTTCGATTAATTGTTGTACAACCCACTTCTGTAGATTTCTACCCTTTGCTTTTGCTGAACTTGTCTTCATTGTCTTTCTCAAAAAATTTATATAACTCACTTCTGTCCCATATAGGTGAGAGGCGAATGCATGATACATCATTGGGATTTGTAATTTTATATCCCACTGTTTCTCTATTACCTCCATATTTATACTCTGAAATCCATTCATCAAAATTTAACCAATCGTCTCTGTATCTTTTATGACGATCCCAGATGTCAAAGTAACCTTTATTTTTCTTGTACTGTACAAATGCTTTGACTGAACCTGGTTCAAAGTACATGGGTGCTTGTTCAGTTCGTTGTACTACTGCACAAGACGGGTGATAGAAATCTTCTTCGATTGAGTTTAGATACTCATACTTCTGTTGAGGGTAATTGTGTGTATCGTAATTGTGTTGATATATGTCACTAAGAAAATGACGTGTTGCTTCATTTAAAATAGGGTGATCGTCTCTTGGTCTAATTCTAACAACACCACAAGGTAATGATTCGAATTGTTCTTTGACTATACTAAGTGGTATGAAATCGTATTGATCACCATCGATTGGATTATCTGTAGATAGAAGTACTACGTTAGACACTAACGGCATGGATTTTACTCTCATCAAATATTATAGACACCCCACACCCGCATCTTGATTGCTCTTTTGGGTTGATAAACTTAAACACTTCATTTAATCCTTCTTTCTGAAAATCAAGTGTCATGCCTACAATGTAAGGAAATGATAACTGATTGATTAAAAATTTGATCTCACCAAAGTCTACGAGAATATCGTCACTAGACTTATTATCGCAAGAATCAAAATGATACTCGAAACCAGCACACCCTCCACCATTAATACCCAGTCTAATGAAGTTGAAATTACTTTCTTTCTTCTTTTTAAGAAGTTCTTGAATAGCATTGTCTGTAATCTCTATGATAGAATCCATAGAAATATTTATTATCTCTGTGCTTCTAATTCCTTAAACAAAGGTCTTTTGTCTACTAGAATCTCATATGGGATATATACGTTCTGATCTTCAGGCACGTATAGATGATTGATCTCACTTCTGTTACATGTATCAATCGCATCAAACAAAGACTCAACAATTGCTTCACCACCTAAATTAAAAGATGTGTTGAAAAGAATAGGTGTACCTGTTCTCTCACCAAATGCTTTGATTAGATTGTAATAGTTTTTGTTTTGCTCTTCTGTGACTGTCTGCATTCTACATGTATTGTCTGCATGAACAAGTGAAGGTATTTCTCTTAATGCTTTCTTTTTACATTCAACTGCAAAAGACATATATGGAGATTCAGGTAGTTGT